GATTCTGGCTTTGCAACTATCGTAAATACTGCAGATGAATGGAGTACAACTGAAGTGGAAGTAAATACTATACTTTCTGCCGGTACATATTATTTTAGAGTAAGAGCAATTGAATCAGGATTAAAGGGAACTTGGTCTGGTACATTAACTTTTGTTAGATAATATTTTTCGTTTTCGGAAAGTTCGTATATTTATATATATAAGTAATTAATTAACAAAATATATCAAAATGGCAGAACAAATTAAGTTTACAGAAGAAGAAATTAATGAAATTAATCAATTAAGACAACAATTTACACAATTGTTTATTCAATTAGGTGAGGTTTCATTGGATAAAAAACAAAAATTAGAAGAATTAGATAGATTAGAATCTGAATTGCATCAAAGACATAATGAATTGCAAGAAATAGAGGACAAATTGTTCAAATCTTTGAATGAAAAATACGGTGATGGTAATTACGACCCTAATACGGGAATTTTTACTCCATCTGAAACACAACAATCAGTTACATTATAATTAAAAATTTAATCTTTACAAAAAGATAATTATATTTATATTCGTATCATTATACAAAAACGAAATTTAACAGGAGTAATATAAAATGGCAGAAAAGATTGTATCACCAGGTGTATTTACAAGAGAAAATGACCTATCATACTTAGCACAAGGTATTGGTGAAATCGGAGCAGCAATAATTGGACCTTTCGCTAAAGGCCCTGCTTTCGTACCAACCGTTGTAAACACACAATCAGAATTCGAATCTATATTCGGTACACCAGATGGTTCATACTATACTGGATATACCGTACAAAACTATTTAAGAGAAGCAGGAACAGTGACTATTGTTAAAGTAGGCCACATTGGTGGTTATACTCAAGAAGTACCTGTTGGTATTGCAGTTTCCGGTTCAACTGGCTATAAATTAGTGGGTGTGTTAAAATCAACTCACAATTGGTCAACTGATGGAAATGGTGATGCTATTACAGCTTCTATTGATTCACATGCATCATCATCAGCGTTCAACATTACTTTGCAAGGTTCTGATTCTGCATATAACACTACAATCTCTGCATCAGTTTTATATACTGCTGGAAATGATTTATCAGATGTATTTGGTGAATCACCAAGAGGTTCTAAAGGTGCTTATGTATCACAATTCTTTGAAAACGCAGCAGCAAGTACATTTGTAGCAGCAAGTGGTTCAAAAGTTATTGAAGTAGTATTAGGTGAGCAAAGTTTTGATGGTCAAGATATTACTTACGCATCTACTCCGTGGATTCAATCTCAATTAATTTCAGGTGAAAGACATGATTTGTTCCGTTTACACACAATCGGTGAAGGAACATATGCTAATAAAGAATTCAAAGTATCAATCTTTAATGTTAAAGCAGCAGGTGAATCTAACGCAACTGATTACGCTACTTTCTCATTAGTTATTAGAGGTTTTGGTGATACTGATAGAAAAAAATCAATTTTAGAAACATATAACAACTTAACATTAGACCCTGCATCTCCAAACTATATCGCTAAAATTATTGGTGATAGACATGTAACAATCGATGCAAATGGTAAACAAAATGAAACAGGTGATTATGGTAATCGTTCTAGATTAGTTAGAGTTGAAGTTTCTGCAGAGGGTTCATTCCCAATCATCGCAGGACCATTTGGACATGATAAGTATTTATCACCAATCTCCGGTTCAGATGCAATAACTCCAGCAGTTATCTTCTCAACAAGTTCTGCTGATAACACTGCATCATCAACATACAGATATGCAGGTATTGATTTAGAAACATCAATTGTTAAAGTTGATAACAATCATTTCTTAGCACCAATTCCAAATAACGCAGGACATGGTACTAACGCAGTATTCTCATTCAATTCATCACCATTTAATTATGAATTAACTGGTTCTAATACGGCTGATGTTGCTAAAAGACAATTCACCGTTGCTTTCCAAGAAGGTTTTGATGGTGTATCACCAACAATAAAGATTGCTAAAGCTGAAGATTCTGATTGGGGTGCTGGAAATACACAAGGATTTGATTTATCAACATCAACTGCAAGTGGTTCAGTTGCATATGTAAGAGCAATTAATTCAGTATCTAACCCAGATGATTTTGATATCAATTTAGTATCTGCACCGGGTGTTATTCGTAGATTACACTCTTATGTATTCGATAAAGTTGTTGATATGGTAGAATCTCGTGAAGATGCGTTCTTCATCGGTGAATTGAGTGATAAAGATGATTCAATTGAATTAGTAACATCTGAAGCACAAAATGTAGATTCAAACTATGTAGGTTCTTACTACCCATGGGTTAAAACAATCGATTCAAGAACAAATAAATTAACTGCAGTTCCACCATCAGTATTGATGCCAGGAATATACGCAGCAAACGATGCTGTTGCAGCAGAATGGTTCGCACCAGCTGGTTTAAACAGAGGTGGTATCACTGGAGCAGTTTCAGTATTGAATAGATTAACACACGCAGAAAGAGATACTTTATATGAAAATAAAGTAAATCCAATCGCTTCTTTCCCAGGTGAAGGTATCGTGGCATTCGGACAGAAAACTTTACAAGATAAAGCTTCTGCATTAGATAGAATCAATGTAAGAAGATTATTAATCAAAGTTAAGAAATACATTGCATCTACATCGAGATATTTAGTATTCGAACAAAATACTGCTTCAACTCGTTCTAGATTCTTAAACACTGTAAATCCTTATTTGGAATCAATCCAACAAAGACAAGGTTTATATGCTTTCAAAGTGGTAATGGATGAAACTAACAATACACCAGATGTAATTGATAGAAACATTTTGGCAGGTGCAATTTACTTACAACCTACTAAAACTGCTGAATTCATCGTAATTGACTTCAACATCTTACCAACCGGAGCATCATTTACAGCGTAATAAAACAAAAAATAGAAAAAACTATATTTATTAGTATATAAAGGAGAATAAAAAAAATGGCAGAAGTATTAGAATTTAACGATATGTTCTATACGAACTTTGAACCGAAGATGAAGAATCGTTTCATCCTAGAGATAGGTGGAATCCCTTCATATTTGATTCGTGTTGCAAATAGACCACAAATTAACTTTGAAGTGGTAACATTAGACCATATCAATGTTAAAAGAAAATTAAAGGGTAAAGGTGAGTGGCAAGATTTAAACTTAACATTATTTGACCCAATTGTACCATCAGGTGCACAAGCGGTAATGGAATGGGTTCGTTTATCACATGAATCTTTAACAGGTAGAGATGGATATGCTGATATGTATAAGAAAGATGTTCAAATTTACTTATTAGGACCAGTTGGTGATAAGATTGAACAATGGACATTGAAAGGTGCATTCATTTCTCAAGCTAACTTTAGTGATTTAGATTGGTCTTCTAATGACCCAGTTCAAATCGATTTAACATTGTCATATGATTATGCAATACTTGAATTCTAATAACTAATACTGATATATTGAAAAGGTTCTCACATTGAGAACCTTTTTTTTTTAACTTTTTTTAAAATGTATATTTATATATAAACAAACAAATAAAGGTTTATTATGGCAAATTATGATTTTCCAACGGAAGTAATTGGGCTTCCATCAAAAGGATTGATTTATCCTGAAAGTAGTCCTCTTTCAAAAGGTACGATTGAAATAAAATATATGACAGCAAGAGAAGAAGATATCCTTTCTTCTCAAAATCTAATCAAAAAAGGAGTAGTATTAGATAAGTTATTTGAATCCATAGTAGTTCAAGATGGTGTAAACATAAATGATATTGCTATTGGTGATAAAAATGCAATTCTTTTAGCAACTCGTATTTTAGGTTATGGTGCTGAATATAATGTAGAAGTGACTGACCCATTTACAGGTGAACCGCAAAAAGTAACAATTGATTTATCTAAAATTGAAACAAAAGAAGTAGATGAAAGTAAATTAAATAGAGAAAATCGTTACGAATTTGTATTACCATTAAGTAAAAAGAAAATAAAATTCAAATTATTAAATCATAAAGATGAAATCGATATCAATGCTGAAATTCAGGCGTTAAATCGATTAGTAAAGGGTGATAATGCAATTTCACAAGATGTTTCTACTCGTTTGAGATATATGATTGTAGAAATCGATGGTAATACTGATAGAGGGTTTATCAATAACTTTGTTAAAAACAATTTATTAGCAAGAGATAGTAAATCATTAAGAGAATATGTTAGAACTATTTCTCCTGATATGAATTTCAAATACGAATTCACATCAGAATTAACAGGTGATACGGAGGCACTTGATATACCTTTTGGGGTTGGGTTTTTTTATCCTACCGAGTGATTATAGTATTCAATTACATAACCAAATTTGGGAAATGGTTAATTATGGTAATGGATTTACTTGGAAAGAAGTTTACACCATGCCAATTCACTGGAGAAGGTTCTATTTCAATAAATTATTAGAGGCAAAGAAAAAAGAAAAACAAGAATACGATAAAGTAAATAAGAAAAATAATAACGGTCCAGGAGTAAGAGTGAGGAAATAATTTCCTCACTTTTTTTATATATTATATTTATATAAGACTTAATCTATTTAGGAGAAAAACTAATGGCTAATAAAAAACAAGTAAATGAAAACATCTTTGATGCAGCTAAAAAATTTAGTGATGCATTTTTTGATGGTTTAAAACAAAACGCTACAAATAAAGCAATTCAAGCAGCAAAGAAAAACAAAAAAATCCCTTTAGCAATTATTGATAAAATGGAAAAAATAGAAAAGGCTGCAAAAGAATTAGAAAAAGATTTGAGATATTTAGACCCACAATAAGGTTTAATCGATTATGGCTAGCGAACAAGAAAAAATAAATGAATTATTAAGGGAGCAGAATAAGCTTCGTAGAGAGGCCAAAGACCAATTGGCACAAGCGGGTGCAACTACTGCTCAACAAATAAAAGATTTCAAAGCCAGTAATGAACTATATAGAGAAAGAATAGATAGATTAAAGCAAATAAATGAAGAATTAAAAGAACAGCGTGATACCCAAAAACAATTAGTAGATGATTACATTCAACAAGAAGCAAGATTAAAG